CGCTTGCCGAGAACGCCGCACTAACGCAGGCCATCGCAGACAACGCCAAGGCGAACGACGAGCGCCGGGCGGCACAGAAGGAAGTGGACCGGCTGGCAACCCTGCCGCCAAAGGTGGTGACCGTTGTTAGGAATCATCCGAGCAAGTGTGATCTGCCTCGCCCTGTCACTGACAGCGTGCGGGACCAAGTTCGTGAAACCAATTCCGCCATCAAGGCCGCCGTGCGCTGAACTACCCGCCCCGCCAGAGGACGATTCGGCTGATAGCTGGATCATCTGGCAGAGCGAGGTTGTGCGGCTGTATGGCGAGTGTGCACTGAGGAAGTGAGATGGGAGCGGGCATCTTGTTCATCCTGCTGATGCTAACGCGGCCGTTCTACTGGCCGTTCATCATCGTTGGCTACCTGATCGGATGCTGTCTCGTATGACCTACCCCCACAACGAGCTAACCCGCGCCATCTGCCTTGCGCTGTATGGGTGGAGGCTGCCGTGAAGCCGCACTTCACTAGGGACGATGGGTATTGGTTCTGTCGTGGCGTTTGGTGCGGGTGGGTAATAGATGCTCATGGTCAGACCATGAAGGCCGCCTTCTCTGCCTACCTTGATGGCAAGGTCCGCGTGGCTGGGCACGGACGATGAGTAAGGGCAGCAAGCGCAGGCGAGAGGATCGTGCTGCGGTAGAAGCAAACTGGGAAGCGATCTTTGGGCCAGCACGCACACCTGTACCGGACAGCCAGATGGCTGAAGCGCAGGCTGAGGCAGCTAGCCAGGGAGCCGCTGTGCAGGATGTGCGCCCTACTGGGCAGGGTTACCGCAGCCACGGTTGCTGACCACGTAACACCGCATAGGGGAGACCTCGCACTGTTCTTCGGTGGCGAGCTACAGAGCCTATGCGCCTCGTGCCATAGCTCAGCCAAGCAGGCGATAGAGAAGGGCGGCACGTTGAAGGGGTGTGATACCGAGGGCAACCCCATCGGGCGCGCCGACTGGTAGGGGAGGGGGCATCCAAAGTCTAGGCCGTTTGGCCCTGTGACCGGTCGTTCCCGCTTCCTTTGCTAAATCGCAACAATTTCCCAATTCGTGGAACCTTAATTCGTGAAACAAGCAGGCCGAAAGTCCGCCGCAGAGCTAGCGACGGTCACGGCGCTGCCTATTCGCCTACTGGCTCCGCCTGCCGATCTCTCCGTTGAAGAATGCGAGGTATGGGCGCGTGTTGTCGCGACCAAGCCGGGCGAATGGTGGGACGCTGGTTCGGTTCCGCTGCTGGCTCAGTATTGCCGCGCTACGGTCCAGGCTGAATTTATCGCTGACCTCGTGCGTCAGACCGGCTCCACGATGCTGTCGGACCCGTCGCAGCTCGGAACCTACAAGGAGCTGCGGAAGATTCAAGGCGCGCTGTCCGGAGAGATCAACTCACTGGCCCGTTCCATGCGCCTCACGCAACAGAGTCGCTACAACGCGAAGAACTCCGACACCGCCAGCAGGAAGGCGGATGGCAGGAAGCCATGGGTAATCGAAAACGATTGACCCGAGGCCAGCGAAACTGTAGCTGGATCGAGTCGAATTGTAGGATTCCCGAGGGGCGCCTAGTCGGCCAGCCCGTCAAGCTGACCAAAGAGCAGCGCGAGTGGATCTGTGCGATCTACGACACGCCGACCCGTCGTTTCATCCTGAGCATGGCCCGCAAGAACGCCAAGACGGCGTTGGCTGCGTTCCTGCTCCTGCTGCACCTCGTCGGGCCGGAAGCTCGCGAGAACAGCCAGTTGTTCTCTGCCGCCCAGTCACGCGATCAGGCGGCGGTGTTGTTCAACTTGGCGGCCAAGGTGGTCCGGTTCTCGCCGAACCTCTCCACGTATGTCCTGATCCGCGAGTCCGCCAAGTCGCTGGCCTGTCCAGAGATCGGGACGGTATACCGGGCGCTATCTGCGGACGCCTCCACGGCTATGGGCTTGTCGCCCGTGTTCGTGGTGCATGACGAGCTAGGGCAAACGAAGGGGCCGCGTAGCGAGCTGTATGAGGCGCTAGAGACGGCATCGGCGGCGCAGGAGTCTCCGCTGTCGATCATCATCAGCACGCAGGCCCCTACGGATGCGGACCTGTTGTCGATCCTGATTGACGACGCGAAGAAGGGCGGCGACCCCCGGACCAAGGTGGTTCTTTACACCGCAGACGAGGGACTAGACCCGTTCGGTGAGGCTGCCATCCGGCAGGCCAATCCGCACTTCGATGTGTTCATGAACAAGGAGGAGGTGTTCGACCAAGCCGAGGCGGCTCGTCGAATGCCATCCGCAGAGGCGGGTTATCGCAACCTGATCTTGAACCAACGCATTGACCCCACGGCCATGTTCGTGAGTCGGTCGGTGTGGCAGAACAATGGCAGGGAATCCCGTCCGCTTGAGCGCCGCAAGGTCTATGGCGGACTTGACCTCTCGTCCGTGTCGGACCTTACCGCGCTGATGCTGATTGGCGAGCAGGGCGGCGAGTGGGACGTGGAGTCCACGTTCTGGCTTCCCGAGCAGGGGTTGTTGGAGAAGTCGCGCGCAGACCGCGTGCCCTATGACGTGTGGCACCAGCAGGGTTACTTGCAGGCCACGCCTGGGGCGTCGATCAGTTACGACTTCGTGGCCCAGTACCTGCGGGGCGTGTTCAACCGCTACGACGTGCAGGCATTGGCGTTCGACCGCTACAACATGAAGTTCCTCAAGCCCTGCCTTGTGCGGGCTGGGTTCACTGAGCGTGAGTTGGAACGGTTCGTGGAGTTCGGGCAGGGCATGGTGTCTATGTCCCCCGCGCTGCGCGAACTGGAAACGATGTTGCTGCGTTCCGAGATGCGCCACGGGAACCACCCGGTTCTGACGATGTGCGCGGCGAACGCGGCGCTGGAAATAGACGCGGCCGAAAACCGCAAGTTCACGAAGAAGAAGTCCACTGGCCGCATTGACGGTCTGGTGGCATTGGCTATGGCGGTGGGCACTGCGCGATTGGGCGTGGAAGGGCCTCCGGTCATCAAACAAGGGTTCGTGGTGATCTGATGCCAATTTGGCCTTTTAACAAACGCGAAGTTCGCGAACGAATCGAGCCGAAATTCTCCAATTCCATCGAATACACGGACGTTCCCTCGTCCGATGCGGTGCGAATGGGCGAGATTTTCCAGATCGGCGCGAACACAGCGGCGGGTGTTCCGGTGACGGAATACACCGCCATGCAGGTTTCGGCCGTGTACGCCTGCGTGCGCCTGATCGCGGGGGCCGTGGCACAGATGCCTTGCTCCACGTATCAGCGCCAGGAGGACGGTTCTCGGCTTGGTGTGCGGCACGAATACTGGTGGCTGCTGAACGAGCAGCCCTGCTCGCGGTTTACGGCCGCCTCCATGTGGGAGTACGCCACCAGCCAAGTGCTGCTGCGCGGTGACGCCTACGTCCTGATACAGCGCAAGTCTCCCAGCAGTCCGATTGTTGACGCGCTAATCCCGCTGAAGCACTCGCAGGTATCGGTTAAGCGAGTGGGCGACCGCCTGCGCTACCTAGTCCAAGACGAGGTGGACGGACAGAAGGGTTATTTCGCCGTCGATCAAGACGATATGTTGCACTTCCCCGGCTGCGCGTTCGACGGCTGCCGCTCGCTTTCGATCATCGGCCACGCGGCTCGCCAGTCCATCGGCATCGCCATCCAGGCCGACCAGTTCGCTGGCAGCTTTTACGGATCGGGCGCCCAGCCGCAGTACGTCGTGAAGGCTCCGGGCGAGATGACCCCGGACCAGCAGATCGCGTTCCGTGAAGCGTTCCTCGCCAAGTACGGAAACGGGCAAGGGCCGAATGGAACCCCGCTGATCCTGACGGAAGGTCTGGACATCTCGGCCCTGTCGCTGAATGCCGTAGACGCGCAGCTCCTTGAGTCGCGCAAGTTCCAGGTGATCGACATCGCCCGCGCCTTTGGCGTGCCGCCTTTCATGATCGGCGAGACAGAGAAGTCCACTTCTTGGGGCTCCGGCATCGAGCAGATGGGCATTGGCTTCGTGAAATACACGCTCGGCCCGCATCTGCGGCGCTTTGAGCAGGAGCTAAACCGGAAGCTGTTCCGCACCTCGCGCAACTTTGTCGAGTTCAACACGGACGGCCTGATGCGTGGCGACGCCAAGTCCCGCGCCGAGTACTTCACGGCCGCGCTCGGCGGCACGCAGAACCCAGCCTGGATGACTCAGAACGAGATCCGAAAGCTGGAAAACCTCCCCCCGATGGATGGCGGCGATGAGCTTCACGACCCCGCCGACAAGGAACCCGCGAATGAACCTGCACCTCCCCAAGCTGCTGCGTGACAACGCAGACCGCCCCCGTGACTTTCGCGTGGTGGCGAAGGGCGACGAGGCGGAGATTTACATCTATGACGTGATCGGCGAGGACTTCTGGACTGGTGGCGGCGTGACTGCTTCCAAGTTCCTGAAGGCCGTCGGCGAGACCAAGGCTTCCACCATTCACCTCCGCATCAATAGCCCAGGCGGCGATGTGTTTGAGGCCCGCGCCATCGTTTCGGCGATGCAGCGCAGCGAGGCCCGCTTCGTGGCCCATGTGGACGCGCTGGCCGCCTCTGCTGCCTCGGTGATCGCCGTGGCCGCTGACGAAGTGGTCATGGCCCCCGGCTCCATGCTGATGATCCACAACGCTTGGACGATGGCGATGGGTGACAAGCACGCGATGCTCGACACCGCGTCCCTGCTGGAAAAGATCGACGGCACCATCGCCGACCAGTACGCCGCCAAGACCGGCATCGACCGCGCAGATATCGCCGCGATGATGGACGCGGAGACGTGGCTCACAGAGGACGAGGCCGTTAAGCAGGGCTTCGCAGACAGCATCGAGCCGAAGGCCGAGAAGGCCAAGAACGCTTGGAACCTTGCCGCATACCGATTCGCACCGGAAGCGGTTGCTTCGGAACCCGCTGCAGTGGAGCCGGAAGCGATTGAAGAACCCGCCCCCACTGAGGCGGCCAACGATGACGAGAACCACGAGCAGATCGCTGCCGCGCGTATCCGGCAACTGCGACTGATCGAAACGACTGCTGCGTAAAGGGTTCGCTCCCGCGCACAGAGAAGCCGCCTTTAGGGCGGCTTTTTTATTTCCCCAACCATAGGAATCACAAAGCAAATGTCTGAATCCATTCAGGCCATGCGGGAGCGCCGCAACGCGCTGGCAAAAGAGGCCCGCAACCTGCACGAAAACACCCCGGCTGCTAGCTGGGACACCAAGTCGCAGGAAGTCTACGACGCCAAGATCGATGAGATCGGCCGTGTAGACGCGGCCATCAAGCGCCACGACGAGGTGCTGAACCTCGATGCGGAACGTCAGTTCGCCGACATGGGCGCGCAGATCCGCGACGCTGGCAAGACCGACGAGCGCAGCGTGTTCAACGCCTGGGCGCGCGGTGGTGAGGCCAAGCTGTCGGCCGAGCAGCGCCAGTTCATGAACACCATGAGCACCACGACCACCACGG